TGAACAAAAATTTTGTAGTATACATCTCAGAGACTCAACCTCAAATGGTTGAGCAGTATACTCAAATCTTTAGTCCAATTATTACACCAAATAAACAATTGTCTCTTTAATTTTTATTTTTTATTATGATTAACATTGAACGTATTAACCTTGAAGAGTTTTTTGGTTGCGTTAAAGCAACTAACACAACTCAAATGAAATCCAATGCATTTAAAACTCTCCGCACTTGGTTGCAAGAAAAGTCTTTTGCAAAGTGGAGTGGTGGTCAACTTGAATATGTTGGTGATTTTAAAGATGGAGTTGATTTTGTCTCCGCTGATGAAATTAATTATGAGATGAAAGGTAAACTTAAAATGTTTAATAAAAATGGATCCACTGGTGTTGTAGATCTTAAAAATTTTCGTGGGGAAACAAAAGTAGTAGAAAAAACTTTTGATTATATGCTCCTTGTAGATACTGATTCTATGACACTTGGGGTTACTGATTGGGAAACTGTTAATAAGCGTGTTTACTTCACTCCCAAATCTCCAGTTGCAAAATTTAAACTTCTTCCTGGTGATTTTACTATTCTTGCTTCAAATGTAAAACCAGCAGAAAAGAAAATTACTTCTGCACAGATTCTTGAAAATCTTCAGGAGATTCTTTGATGAAATCTCTTAAAACCCCTCTTCGTTATCCTGGCGGAAAGTCTCGTGCTTGCACCAAGATGGACCCTTACTTTCCAGATCTTCGTAACTATGATCAGTTCCGTGAACCTTTTATTGGTGGAGGAAGTGTTGCGATTTATATCACAAAAAAATATCCCAACCTAGATATTTGGGTGAATGATTTGTACGAACCTCTTGTAAACTTCTGGCAACAACTCCAGATGTTTGGAAATGACCTTAAAGATAAATTGGTAGACCTTAAGGCAGCAAATAATACTCCAGAATTAGCAAAGGAACTTTTTCTTAAAGCAAAGGAGCAAGTCAATGACCAAAGTTTGCCTAGCATTGATCGTGCTGTGGCTTTCTACGTTGTCAATAAGTGTAGTTTTAGTGGTCTCACAGAGAGTTCTTCATTTTCAGAACAAGCATCGAACTCCAACTTCTCTATGCGAGGGATCGAAAAATTGCCTTCGTATTCTACGTTAATCAAAAAATGGCGCATAACTAACTATTCCTACGATTATCTGATGGATGGAAACAAAGGTGCTTTTATGTATCTCGATCCTCCTTATGATATTAAGGATAATCTCTATGGGCGTAAGGGATCAATGCATAAAGGATTTGATCACGATAAGTTTGCTGCTGATTGCGACGCTAACAATATGGATCAGTTAGTTAGTTATAATTCAGATCAACTTGTAAAAGACCGTTTTAAAAACTGGAACGCTGCTGAGTTTGATCTGACTTATACAATGCGTTCTGTTGGTGAATATATGCGAGAGCAAAAACAACGTAAAGAACTATTGTTAATGAATTATGAAATGTGAAGTTCAACTCTATGTTGCTGGCACAGTTTTTTATGAAACTGTGATTGCTAAAGACTATAAAGAAGCAAAAGAGGTTGCTCTTGCTCGTAACCCCAACGCAAAAGTAATTGCTGTCACTGCGAAGTTTAAATGATGGAACTTAAAGATTGGTTAAATTCTATCAATGATACAAAAAAGAATTTATTGAACGAAGATCCTTCGTGTATAAAAAATTATCCACCTTATATTGTTAATAAATGTTTGTCTGGACATATTGATTCGGTCTTGTTTGCAAATGAGATGAATAAAAATCATCATTTAGATAAAGACCTTCAATATTTGTTTTTTATAAATACTCTGAGGAAGCGTAAGAGATTCTCTCCTTGGCTCCGAAAGGATAAAGTTAACGATCTTGATATTGTCAAACAATACTATAATTATAGTAATGATAAAGCAATGCAAGCCTTGAAAATTTTATCTAGAGAACAACTCGATTTTATTAGACAAAAATTTGAAACTGGTGGAACAAGCAAATGACTAACAATACTATTGAACCTCAGGTCAACTGGACCCCCAACATGATGGTGGAGGTTATTTTGAATGAACCTGATGACTTTTTGAAAGTTCGTGAGACTTTAACTCGCATCGGAGTTGCATCCCGCAAGGAGAAAAAACTCTATCAATCCTGCCATATTCTTCATAAGCAGGGTAGATATTATATCACTCACTTTAAAGAACTGTTTGCTTTGGACGGCAAACATGCGAATCTTACTGTGAATGATGTTCAAAGAAGGAATAGAATTGCAAGACTTTTATCTGATTGGGGATTAATCAGTGTAGTTAACGAAGATTCTATTGGTGATATTGCACCATTAAATCAAATTAAAGTTTTATCTTATAAAGATAAAAATGATTGGATCCTAGAACAAAAATATAATATTGGATCTAAGAAAAAAGTCTCAGAAGATGAGTGATAAAAACCGAATAAAGAAGTGAGGGGTTTACCACCCCTCTTTTTTTATAATCTTGTATAATTAGTACTGGATGCCGAAAGGGTCCATAAAACACAAACTCGCTTTAAAAGGAGCTACTATAATGACTAACCTCATGCGCTATACTGCGTCGGATCTTCCTGCACTGATGGATAGAATCACACGCAACAGTATCGGGATGGACGAATACTTTGATCGTCTTTTTAATCTTCATGAAACAACTTCTAATTACCCCCCTTACAATCTTGTTCAATTGAGTAATGTTGAATCAAGATTAGAAATTGCACTTGCTGGATTTAAAAAGGAGGAAGTACATGTATACACAGAGTATGGAAAACTTTTTGTCGAAGGACAGAAGGAGGATAGAGAATCTGATACCAACTACGTCCATAAGGGATTGGCTCAACGATCTTTCAAGAGAGCGTGGACACTATCCGACGACACGGAAGTTCGGGAAGTCTTATTTGAGGATGGATTGTTAACTGTAAAACTTGGTAAAATTGTTCCTGATCATCACGCACGTAAGGACTATCTCTAAATAAAATAAAAACATCTCCATGAAAAGTTTTCAGCAATTTATTCTAGAACTTAAAACCATAAAGTTTGTAGGAGCAAAACCACATAAAGTTTATTCTAAAAATAGAGTAACCAATGTTGGTGCTGGAAGAGCAGTTCCTAAAAGATCTGCTTCTAGTGCATCTGGTGGTGATGCTGGCGGTGGCGATGGTGGAGATGGTGAATAAATAACTCTGGGGACACCCAAATATCGTCGGCACAATAGGGGCAACGCTGGCAACTATCAGCACTTGCCCCATTTTACTTTTTGTGTTAGTATTTAAGGAAAAGATTTTAAAATTATGGCAATTAAATTAGCTGTTGTAAAAACAGGAGAGCAAATTGTAACAAGAGTGGAAGAAATGCTACTTGAAGATAAAGTAGTTGGATACTTTTTTATCAAACCATGCTTAGTGAAAACTAGTGAACCTAAAGTTAATAAATCAACTGGTGGAGCGTCTTTTGATATTAAATTGAGTCCTTGGATTCCTCTTGGTAAAGGTATTAGATTTCCTGTTCCTTTGGATTGGATTGTTACTTTTATTGATCCAGTAGATGAACTGCATAGAATGTATATGGTTGACATTCTTAGAGAAACCGAAGAAGTTGAAGAACCACAAGATCAGTCTATTGTTTTAACCGATGCATGTGAGGATTGCTGATATGAAAGACTCAAAAGTAATTATATTCCTGTCTGGTGGAACTGTTATTTCTCAAATTGAAGAAGTAGAATCTGCTGATATTGGAGAACCAGATTGTAAGTTAGTTGACCCATTTAACATTATTAGTGATGGGACTTTGCAACCTTGGTTGGGAGAACTTACAAAGCAAAATGAATTTATGATTCACTCTGATAAGATCTTGACCATTGCCGAACCAACTGCTAGAATCAAGGAACTGTATGATGGCTTGACCAAGTAATGAGGTTTTATACCAACGTCCAAATGGTCGGGGATCAATTTCTCGTAAGGGGATATGAAGACGGAAAGAACTTCATGACCCGAGAGAAATTTACCCCGACTCTTTTTGTCCCTTCTAATAAAAAGACAAATTATAAAACTTTGTCAGGTGAATATGTTGAGGCAATAAAACCTGGATTTGTTAGAGAGTGTAGAGAATTTATAAAAAAATATGAAGGAGTAGATGGATTTAAAATCTACGGTAATGAAAGATATATCTATCAATATATTTCTGAAAAATACAATGAATCTGAAATAAAATTTGATATCAGCAAAATCAAATTGTATACCATTGACATTGAGGTTGCATCTGAGAACGGATTTCCAGATGTACAAAATGCTGCTGAAGAAGTGTTGCTTATAACGATTCAAGATTATACAACTAAAGAAATTATTACTTGGGGTCAGGGTCCTTTTAAATTAAACAAGGGAAACCTTTACTATAAAAGATTTAATAATGAATATGATCTCCTAAATGATTTTATTAATTGGTGGATGGACAATACTCCAGAAGTAATTACTGGATGGAATAGTAAACTATATGATATCCCGTATATTGTTCGTCGTTTGGATCGTGTATTGGGTGAAAAATTGATGAAGAGACTATCTCCTTGGGGATTAGTTACTGAACAGGAAATTTTTATCTCTGGCAGAAAACAACTCTCTTATGATATTGGTGGAATCTCCCAGTTGGACTACCTTGATTTGTATAAAAAGTTTACTTATACAAATCAAGAATCATATCGTTTGGATCACATTGCTAATGTAGAACTTGGTCAGAAAAAACTTGACCACTCTGAGTTTGATACATTCAAAGACTTTTATACCAAAGGATGGCAGAAGTTTGTAGAGTACAACATCATTGACGTGGAACTTGTTGACCGTTTGGAAGACAAGATGAAGTTGATTGAACTTGCGATCACAATGGCATATGACGCAAAAGTAAATTATGAAGATGTTTTTTATCAAGTTAGAATGTGGGATACTATTATCTTTAACTATCTAAAAGAAAGGAACATTGTTATTCCACCTAAAGAAAGAACAGATAAGGATTCTAAGTATGCTGGTGCATATGTTAAGGAACCCATTCCTGGAAAGTATGATTGGGTTGTGTCTTTTGACCTCAACTCGCTATACCCCCACCTTATTATGCAATACAACATCTCGCCAGAAACTTTGGTTGAGGAAAAGCATCCAACAACTACAGTTGATAAAATTTTGAATAAGGAAATTGATTTTGCTAGATACACTGATTATGCAGTGTGCGCTAACGGAGCAATGTTCCGTAAGGATGTTCGTGGATTCTTACCAGAGTTGATGGAAAAGATCTACAAAGATCGCACCATCTACAAAAAGAAAATGCTTGCTGCCAAACAAGAATATGAAAAGAAAAAGACAAAGGAGTTGGAAAAGGAGATTGCACGATGCAACAACATCCAAATGGCGAGGAAGATTCAACTTAACTCTGCTTATGGTGCTATCGGCAATCAGTATTTCCGTTATTACAAACTAGCAAATGCAGAGGCAATCACCTTGTCTGGACAGGTATCTATTCGTTGGATTGAGAACAAGATGAATGCCTATCTCAATAAGATTCTAAAAACTCAAGAGGTTGATTATGTTATTGCTTCTGATACTGATTCCATTTATCTTAATATGGGTCCTTTGGTTGAAAGTGTATACAAGGGAAGAGAGAAAACTACTGAAGGCGTTGTTTCGTTCCTTGATAAGGTCTGTCAAGTGGAACTTGAAAAGTATATTGAAGGTTGCTACCAAGAACTGGCTGAGTATGTAAATGCTTACGACCAGAAGATGCAGATGAAGCGTGAGAACATTGCCGAACGTGGAATCTGGACTGCTAAAAAGCGTTACATCTTGAATGTCTGGGACAGTGAAGGTGTTCGGTATGAACAACCTAAACTTAAAATCATGGGACTAGAAGCAATTAAATCTTCAACTCCAGCACCTTGCCGTCAGATGATTAAAGATGCTCTTAAGTTGATGATGAGTGCTACTGAAGATGATGTAATTGACTTTATTGATAAATCTCGTAAAACATTTAAAACGTTGCCACCAGAACAAATCTCATTCCCCAGAACTGCATCTGACGTTCAAAAATACAAATGTCCAAATTCAATTTATATAAAAGGAACACCAATTCATATCAGGGGTGCTTTATTGTTTAATTATTATGTTAAAGATAAAAAATTGTCCAACAAATATTCTTTAATTAATAATGGAGAAAAAATTAAATTTTGTTATTTGAAACAACCAAATCCACTAAGGGAAAATGTGATATCCTTTATTCAAGATTTTCCTGTGGAATTTGAACTTGACAAATACATTGACTATGACCTACAATTTGAAAAAAGTTTTGTAGAACCACTCCGAACAATTCTAGATGCGATTGGGTGGAGTGTAGAAAAAACTGTAAACCTTGAATCATTTTTTGCATAATGGATCTTCCTATCAACGATAAAGAACTTGATACAATTGTAAAAGCACTTGGTTTTGGTGGAGATGCTGCTTTGTATCATAAACTAAAACTTGTAAAAGAACTTAAAGAACAGGGTTTACCTTATAAAAAAATTCTTCGTGAACAATACGGGATGGTGGCATGATGATTAAACTGAATTATTATATCAAAGAGTTTCCAAACACAACACTCTTTAAGTTTTTTAAAACCGAAGAAGCAGTGGAGATGTTTAAATCTCAAAATCCAGATTATGTTTTTATTGGAGATAATTGATGGACTTTCTTAAAGATATTGTAAAGGAAATCGGTGATGACTATACTAAATTAGCATCCGATATTGATGAGACTGAAACTTATGTTGACACGGGTTCGTACATTTTTAATGCACTGGTTTCAGGTAGCATATTTGGCGGTGTATCTGGCAATAAGATTACTGCTATTGCTGGAGAGTCTAGTACTGGAAAGACTTTCTTTTCTCTCGCTGTGGTTAAGAATTTCCTT